GACTTACCGGTTTCGAGGTTGTTATAATGGTCGACTCGGATGAACCGGGTAAGAAGTTACAGGCAAAATTAATTAAACGCTTCGCAGAGCTTGGCAAACAGGTAGCTATTAAAGCTCTGCCGAACAAGGATATAACAGATTTCGTGGTGCAATATGGATAACGCAAAACAGGCGCTCGAGGCAATTCCGGAAAAGAAGGTGACACTCTCACTGCAACCGACTAAACGGAATGTGAACCTCGATGTAAAAGAATATCTTGAAAGTGTGTACGGGTTCAGGTATAACACAGTGATGCAGATGGTCGAGTTTACTGACGGGAAATCTCCATGGAAGTTTTTTCAGGCACGGGACTTTGACAAGATTTACAGTAAGCTGATGATAGCGGACATCCGGATAGCAAAGGATGTTCTTAAGGCGGTTATACAAGGGGAGTTGGCGCAGGACTTCAATCCGTTTAATGACTATATCCTCTCTCTCCCGAAGTGGGACGGTAAGGAATACATCAACGACTTCCTTTCGATGGTGGTGCTTGATGAGGCTGAATCGAGAGAGAGTTTTGAAAACAACTTTACCAAGTGGATGGTTGCTTTGGTGGCGGGTCTGATAGACGATAAGGTGGTGAATCATCAGTGCTTTGTGATTCAGGGGGAACAGGGGATATTCAAGACCACCTGGCTAAACTCGATTGTGCCTGAACACTTGCGGGATGACTATCTGTACTCTCAACCGTTTGATTTTCATAACAAGGATCATCAAAAGTATCTCGGGCAAAAGATGCTGATCAACCTGGATGAAATGAGCAGCTATGACAGAGCGGACATGAACCAATTGAAGAGTGCACTTACTTCACCCACGGTCACTTTAAGACAGGCTTATGCCGCCTTTGACAGTTGCTGGACACGGCGGGCTTCTTTCTGCGGGAGCATTAACCAGCAGTACTTTCTTGCAGATGAGACAGGTAACAGGAGGTTTATCGTGCACAAGGTTAAAGGTATCAACTTCAGGCAGTTTGATGTCTCTGCCCTCTACGCTCAAGCCTATGCACTCTTTAAGGCGGGTTTCAGGTTTTGGTTCAACGGGGAAGACATCAAGAAGATTGAGGAACAGAATGATAACTTCCGGAAGGTAAGTATAGAAGAGGACCTTATCACCCAGTGGCTCAGCATACCTGACCCGAGTGACATGTTCTATACCGACTTCATGACTGTAACTGAGATCAATCAACTTCTTCTCGAAAAGCTCGGCGGTAAGGTGAACATGAACGAAGTTACAACCAAAAGGATAGGGATGATAATGAATAAGCTGGGGTTTGAAAGCTCTGTCAAGTGGATACCCGGCATTAAAAAGCATGCACGGGGTTACAAAGTGATGAAGAATCAATCTGCTTATGTAAGGAGAACGGATGAAACAATAACGACATTTTAGCAAATATTACAGATTACTTGATGAATCTGTAATGAATGTTACAGATTTATCAAAAACTAACCTCTTTATTTACAAGGGGTTAATCCGTTGTTACAGATATTACAGATATTACAACAAAAATACAGGGTTCAAACTATATATAAGTATAAGTTTAAAACATACTTTAAAACTGTAACATCTGTAACAATTGAAAAGCAGATAACGAATCAGAATCTTAAACAAATGAAAATAAAGAAAGAGAAATCATAATGAGTCAACCACTATTCAAACAACTGGAGATCACGGTGAAGCAGGCAAACAGGCGAGCTATGAACCGTGCCGGTCGTAAAGCACTGAGGGAAGTGCAAAACCTTGTGATGAGCAGATTCAACATGAGACTCTCTGATCTTAACAACAAGACCCGACTAAGAACCAGCATCAAAGATGACGACACATTCAGGATCATTATGCCGGCATTGCCTGTGTCCGCTTCACTCTTTCGACCGGTACAAACCTATAGCTCAGGTGAGCGTAAGAAATTTGTAACAGGTGCGGGGAACAAAAAGAAACTTAAGGAGAGCGGTGTGCAAAAGCGAAACAGGGATTTCGTAGACAGAACTACAATCGAATACATTCGTGGCAGGCGTGAAGAGGTGAAGCAACCGGGCGGCATGAAACCCTTCATCGCAAAGATGAAGAGCGGACACCTCGGAGTGTTCTACCGCATCGGGAAGAAAAGACTCGGCATCAAAGAGTACGGTATGGGTTCGGTGGCAGGTCTGATCAGCAGCAGGATAGCAATGGATGAACTGACAGCAAAGTTTCAGGAAAACTATGTTAAAGAACTCGATCGCCTGCTAAAGGAGTCGGGAAATTGACAAGGTACTTCCACAGGTTTTCATTAGCGGGGACGCTCAACCGCAACATTTGTAAATTTTCAATACGAAATAGTTCGTTTTCGCTTCGTTTTAGCGGTTTTTAATTAAAAGTGAAGTACTAAATCATGAGTGATGACAATAAAAATATAAACAAGATCAGTCTTCCTGTCGATCTTCTGTTCATTTCAAACTTCTTTGACAGAGATGAACGCACTATCCAGCTTTGGGTACAGAAGGGAATGCCTCGTGAGCAGCGTGGAAATTACGATCTTGTAGCCTGCACCAGGTGGCTGATCAGGGAGTTGAGGCAGGAAAACGAAGAGTTAAAATCAGGTGATCAGACTCTCAGCCGGCTTCGCAAAGTTGAGCAGGAAATGAGGAACGAAGAAAGAGAGATCAAGCTGAAGAAACTTCGGGGTGAGTACATCGAAGTGGAGCTGGTGAAGAGCACCTGGGTGACGATGGGGAAAGTAATCGTTAAGTTTCTTGAGGGTCTCGCTGTGAAAATAAACCGGCGGGTGAACGGAGACAGCATCACCCTTGCAGCAATCCATGAAGAAATCAACCTGATTCGTGAGGACATATCGAAACTTAAACCCGGATATTTTACAGACATTGAAGACGAAGATGATAGCGGATCAGAGACAGAAGATAACGAACTTAATTTCTGAGTTTCAGAAATCCCTTCAACTGCCACCTGATCTCTTGCCGAGCGAGTGGGCAGACAGGAATTATATTCTTCCTGAAACCTCGAACATGCCGGGACCATGGAGAACCGATAACACTCCTCACCTGAAGTTCATTATGGACAGCTATGTGAATCCCGAAGTAGAGGAGATCACGGTGATGGGTTCGGCACAGATCGGTAAGACAAGCTTTCTTCTGATCATTATTGGCTACACCATCGACATCATTCCCCAGCCGGTGCTTATGCTCCTTCCGACTTTGGATGTAGCCCGCAGCTTCTCTGATACAAAGCTCCGTGAAACCATCGATGATACTCCGGTACTGAAGCAAAAAGTAAGGGCAAAAAGGGGGAGAGGTGAAGAGGGGAATAAACTTTTCATGCTCTATCCGGGCGGTTATCTGAAGATGGTGGGAGGCAATTCACCTCACGGTTTGAGACAGATGTCGATCCCGATCATCATCTCTGACGATATCAACTCTCTTGAACCGGGACAACAGAGGGAAGGGGATCCGATACTTAGAGCTGAGAAGCGTGCACAGACCTTTGAGGGGAGACGCAAAAAGATCCGCTGCAGCACACCGACGAGAAAGAACATCGACAGGATTGAAAAATTCTACAAGCAGGGAAGCCAGCACAAGTACCATGTGCCGTGTCCAAAGTGTGGTACCATGCAGATATTGAAGTGGGAAAATGTAACCTGGGAGAAAGAGCTTGACATGTTCGGGGAACCGGTTGAACACTTTCCGGAGACAGCCCGTATCAAGTGTATCGATTGCGGGCACGGGATCACCGAAGGGGAACGGCAGCAGATGCTGAAACGGGGAACCTGGGTTGCTGATAATCCGAAGGTGACATCACATCTTTCCTTCCATATCAACGAGCTGAGCAGCACCCTGAGCTCGCTTAAAACGATTGTGAACAGTTACATAAAGGCACAGGGAAATGAAGAGAGCTATGAAGCTTTTGTGAATACCACACTTGGTGAATCGTATGAGGTGAAACACGAAGTTGAGTATGACTCCGATCAGTTGATGGAGAGAATTGAAAACTATATGACCGATGAAAATCCTTTCGTTCCCGAGGGTGTGCTTGTCCTTACGATGGGTGTGGATGTTCAGGTTGACCGTCTTGAAGCACAGGTTTGCGGATGGGGGGAAGGGGAGGAATGCTGGGTGCTTGGATACTTCAAGATTTACGGTGACATAGATGACCGGAAAGTGTATGACGAGCTGGATAATTTGAGGAAGCAGACCTGGAAAAGAGCTGATGGAATGCTCCTGAAAATATCCCTCACCCTGATCGACTCAGGATACCAGGGAAAGATGAAGATGGTTTATGACTACTGCTTCCGGAGACGCTTTGACGGAGTAAGACCGAGCAAGGGTGTCGGTCGTTACGCGGCGCCCCTGACATCGTCAAGCAAGGTTTATGATGACAGACTGACTCTGGTGAGAGTTGGTACCAACGAGGCGAAGTCGCATCTCTATGAAACAAGATTGAAAATTACGGAACCGGGACCGAAGTATATCCACTTTACAGAAGAGTACTGCGATGATGAATACTTCAAACAACTTGCTTCCGAGGTTGGCATCATCCGGAAAAGCGGCATGGTCACCTACACGGTTTATGTGAAGAAGGATGGTGAAAAACGGAATGAAGCTCTTGATACCTGGTTGCTTAACTATGCAGCGATCAGCATACAACCGGTTAACTGGAATGCGTTAAAAAAGAGAATTGAACTGAAGCGGGGAAAACTTCCTTCCGAAGAGACAGAAGAAGTGAAAGCAGACCTTGCAAAAAAGGAAGTTAAACCGAAACCTGTGCAACGGATATTACCCCGTCGTCAAGGTGGATTTGTGAACAACTGGTAAATGGGATGGTATGAGGATTGATATTAAAGAACCGCATGATGAAAAGCTTCTGCAGGATGCACAGAGGATGGGTATGAGTCCTACCCAGTATATCTGTTACCTGCTCGATAATATCGAGGTTGAAGAGCCGAAACAACAGAAGCTCGTAATCACTAAACCATCACCGAAAGTTAAACGGAAATCAGGCGGCAGCACATGGGATGCAAATTTTCTAAACAAGTAATTAACAGGATCAGCAACAAACAGAAAGGGTCTCACAACGAAGGGATAAGATTTATCAGTCAGCCAAATGATTTACGGGTACCGCCCGGTACTCGAACTAACTAACAATTTTGGGCGGTGGTGACATTTATTTTTTCCGACGAACACCGCCCGTTATATCCGTGAGCAAAAAAAAATGAAAAGATATGAAGTATCTAATCAAATGTTGGACACCGCCGTATCACAGATTGCAGAAATACTTTACTTGACTGAAGAAGCAGAGCTGCAAACAAGATTCATCATTCCTCTTCAAGTAAGGTTTTGTAATAATATGTGGCTGTATGAAGGGTTTGATGTAAAAAAGAAGTTTAATGTATCCTTAGTATTAGGCAGGATATTGGATGTCAAAATGCCTAACGAAATTATATTTACAAATAATTATTTAAAGCAATAAGATGACTAAAGACAAACAGATATCTCAATTTACAAACGAGGTTTTAGATCAGTTCTATCCCGCCTTCAAGCTTGCTTTTCTTAAGCGAAATGCGAAACACGGCACCAGACCTCTCGTCAGCTTGCATGAAGCTTACGGTATCTGTGCCGAGGAACTACATGAAGTAATGGATGCCATATGGAAACATTACCCAAAGGATCATGTTGCAAAAGAATTCCTTGATCTTGCAGTTGCAGCTTTCTTTGCCTATTACAGCTTCCATGAAGATTTTGATGAGATAATAAAAATTGAATCCGTGTTGGAATCTGAAGCACATTGGAAAGCAAAATTGGGAGAGAAAGATTACAAAAATGAGGAAAGACCAACTTTCCCTCCTTAAAGAAAAATGTATCATAACGATACACTTTTCTAAAAATCCCGCAAAAAATATTTTTTTCGTGTTTCAAATTTCCTCAAAATTACCCCGTTTTCTTTCCGCTTCCTTTTTGCCCCGAAAATCTAAAAAAATTGGTAAATTGTCCCCTTTTTAGTAACCCGTTTACTGTAGTAAACTGCCAATTTACTGCAGTACTACTGCATTTAAATTGATGTTTTTGCACTATATTTTAGTGGGTAGAATTTTGAAAGAATAATTAATGAAGTTTTACCCCGGCGACAGCATATCGCTCGAGGTGCCAACAGACCTTGTTGGTACCTGCAACTTCCAGTTTAGCGGACCCACCGCCATCACTGAAAAGACGGCATCTCCATCTGCCGGCGGATATTCCCTTACCCTTACTACTTCCCAGACCAACTCCCTTACTGCCGGAGAATATTTCTACCGTGCCTATGTGACTGTCGGTTCCGACAAGACCACTGTGCTCGAAGGATCATTCTTCATCAAAGTACTCGGTCAGAAGAGCAACAACAAAATTGCGCTTGAAGCTATCGAGGCAGCACTTCTAAGGCAGGCATCGAGAGAGCAGTTGAAAGTGTATGTCGGCAAAACCCAGATTGAGTACATGACACACGATCAGCTTATAACCTCGAGAGCGAAGTTGCAGGCACTGGTTGATGCAGAAGCAAGACAGGAGAACGGGAAGCAAAGCTTTGGAACAAAAAAAATCTACATTCAATTCTAAGAAAGGTTTCAAGATGAAACGAATATTAATCTTCACGCTGCTGTTTTTCATCCCGACAATTGCCCTGGTAAATGCCCAGACAATGAAAGTTGAAAATATAACCGGTGGCAGACTGATCACGGTCACAGCTTCCGTTGATTCAACGGATACCTTGAGCACGAAAGCTTTCGGCTTGGGTAATTTCCAGAATTACGACTGGGACACTTATCCCTTCAGCTTCAGCTATCTGCTTGCATCAGCATCAGGCAAACCGTACATACGGACCAAGGTGGAAGGAAGCTACGATAACTCTACCTGGTTTATAGTGGACACACTCTTTGCGGACTCTGCGGAAACATTCACGAAGAGTACTGCAAATCTGAACAAGGGGAAATATCCTTACTACCGGTTTAAGATTATTGGCTACACCGGCAACAGGAAAGATGCCACTTTGAAACTTTGGTTCTACGCATACAGAAGAGACTAAAAGAGAAATGAATAAAAATTTCAAAGACCTTGTCGGCAAACCTCAAAGGTCACACGGACAAAGAGCCGAGCTAAACGAATCAAAGATCGACAGGGAAAACAGGACCATAACGATGCCTGTTTCCTCCGAGAGAGAAATTGATTTTGGATGGTACAGAGAGATACTGGTACACGATCAGGAATCAGTAAACCTCGAACGGCTGAAGGATGGAGCAAATGTGCTCTTGAACCACCAGGCTAACAACCTGATAGGAGTGGTTGAAGATGCCTTCATCGGCGATGACAAAAGACTGTATGCAACCGTAAGATTCAGTAAAGGATCTCTCGGTGAAGAGGTGTTCAATGATGTGATTGACGGGATCCGCAGGAATGTTTCAATTGGATATGACTTCGGATATGACGATTATGAGGAAGTGTCGGAACACCCCGATGCGAAAAAGAGCGACTCACCTTTATTCAGGATATTCAGATGGACTCCTCTGGAAGTGAGCATCGTATCGGTGCCGGCAGATCATACAGTCGGAGTAGGCAGATCAATTAATACCGGTGACATATCAACCGGGGAAGAACCGGATACGAAAGAACAAGATTTTACAAACAATAACGAATTAAATAAACCGGAGATAACAATGCCAGATATTGATATAGCCGCCGAAGAGAGACAAAAAACAACCGAAGAAATTCGAGCTCTTGGCACTTCACACAATCTGCCCTACGATTTTGCAATCCAGGGAAACTACACAATTGAACAGTACAGAGGGTATGTGCTTCAACACATTCCCAGTTCGAAACCATTGAGCACCGAGGCTCATCTTGATGAAGAGAACCTGAGGGAATATTCACTTTCGAGAGGTATCAGATCAATCCTTAATGGTGATGATTGCTTCGAGAAAGAAGTACACAACGAGCTCTCGAAGAAATTTGACAAAAGATCAAAAGGTCTTCTCGTGCCACAAAATCTTTTCACATCCAAAAGAGGGAAAAGAGCAGCAGTTGCAACAGGCAACAAATTTGTAGGTACCGATTTCAGAGGTGATCTTTTCATTGATGCTCTCGCACCTGAAAACATTCTCGACCTCATTGGCGTAAACATGATGAACGGACTTGTTGGCAACATCGAGATCCCGAAACTGAACAGTGATCTCGGATTTGGCTGGGCAGCAAGTGAAATAGCTGCTGTAGCCGAGGGAACACTTGATGACGGACAGGTTCAGATGTCACCCAAAAAGGGGGGTGTTTTCACCGAGCTTTCGAGAAGACTTTTGAATCAGTCTGATCTCAACATCGAGCTGATTGTAAGAAATTCAATTTTCAGATCGCTTGAGAATACTCTCGCCAAAGTTCTTCACGAAGGATCTGCCACCATCTCGGGCATTAAAGATTTAGTGAATGCAACCAAGGTAACTGCCGCAGACACCAACAGAAACAAGCTGATTCAGTTCAAAGCCGCTGTGAAGCAACTTAACGCATCGGGGCTGAGAATGTACTGGGTAGGGAACAGTAATGTTATGGCGACACTTCAAAGCAGACCGGTTGTAGAAGGGCAGGCGATATTCCTTTGTTCGGATGACAACAAGATTATTTCCCGCGATGCCCTTGAATTCTCACCTATTTCAGACGGACACCTCTTTTATGGCAACTATGAGAATGTCTATATAGGCACATGGGGACCATACGAGATATTGACGAACCCTTACATCAAGGACACTGAGGGTCTCGTAAGACTCACAATGAACGCCGATACTGACATCGCTTTTGCACACGAGGAATCGTTTGCATGGGCAGATGACATAAGCTAATATCATACCGCTACCGTCCGGTGGTCTGACGCACCCGGAACTGCCGGACGGTTTTTATTAACGAAAACAGGAATATAAAATGTTTATTGATCTTGCGATACTCTTTTTGGGTGGCATACTCATTGCAGAATCAGAAAAGATATACAGGAATATTTACAAGCTTGGCGGACACAACTCGGTATGGTTCCCAAATTCAAAATGGTACATCTCGAATAACTGGAAATATGAAAATAAAATTTTGGATTTCGTGATGAAGTATCTCGCAGCTCCGTTCAAAGATGGTTTCCACTTAACAAAATCTGCAGGTATTCTTCTGCTTTGTCTGGTGGCATCGGAGTTTGATTTGATTACCGTCATCATTTTTTATGTTGTTTTCAGCTTGGGCTTCACGGTTAGATATCACATTGAAAACAAGAGGTGGAGTTGATATGAATTTATTAAAAAGAATCGCTTACAAGTTAGTCGGCAGATATTTAAAATATGGTGAATATGTTGACCAGATAACAAAGAAAAACGCTCTCACATTTCACTTTACTGCGGGTTACGGAGATGCCATAGCAACCGGTAACTACTTCGATCAGCAACCCGGAAAAGTCGCAACTACCTATGCCTGCGGGCGTGACGGAGTGATTGCGGAATTATTTGCACCTGCGTATTGGGCGTTTCATTTGGGTTCAACTCTCTTTAATGAGATGCGAACGATTGGGATAGAGATTCAAAACATCGGGCCACTCTGGAACAGAAACGGTGTTATGGTGGATTGCTACGGGAATATATACAAGGGTGAGTATGTCAGTTTTAAGACTCCATTCAAAGGAGTTTTTCACTGGGCGACTTTCACCGAAGCTCAATACGAGAATGTGGGAAAATGGGCGGCTGAGCGTTGTTTGGCATTCGGGATCCCGCCAATAATCAACACTAATCTGGACTATGTTGAGAACAATGAAAAGCTCGTTGGAATCACGACGCACACGCATTTTCGCAAAGATAAGTATGACATCGGGCCGGCATGGGACTGGAACCGGTTTAAAATCTATTTTGACGCTGAATATAACCGGTTAAAAGCGGAGGCAGGCAAATGACAGAATCATTTATCTTATCCGTTTTGAGCGGCGCTGTAGTATTGATCACAGCGATGCTCGCTTTCTTCCTGAAGTTCATGTGGGATAAAGCGGAAAAATATAGCAGTGTTATTGAAAAAGTAAAAAACGATCAGACCGAGATTCAAAAAGATTATCTCAACAGATTTGCTACGGTAAACACAGACATCGATACTCTTGGCAGGAGATTTGAGGAAAGGTTTGATGAATTAAAAGGGGTGTTGGAAAACCATTTTTTTTCCCGGCATACCGAGATTGTAGAGAAACTTACTGCAATATCAGACGATGTACAGAAGATGAAAAACCGGGTGATGCAAAACGAGATAAACAGGAATAACGCTGACCGGGAATTTAGGAATGAATGGTTACCGGTGCTCAACTGGGCAAAGTCCCAAATGGAAAGGAACATACATGATTCCTAAAATCGGATTCAGAAAGTTTGCAGCTTTTCTCCTTTCACTATTCGTGTATGTGATACTGTTCCTGACGGTCGTGATCACCGGCAAAATTAATTCTCCCGAGGTACCGACTTTTGCTTTTCAGCTTGGCGTAGGGATCGCATCCGTTACCGGTGCATTCTATGCCGGCAATGTACTTTCAAAAAAGGCAGGTCAGGATGGATAAAGGATTTTGGGTGGTGCTTATGCTTATCGCTCTGATTGTGGCAGTACTGGTTTTTACGAAAGTAAAACGAGTGCCCGGGAAGGAAACAAAAGAATTTAAGACAGGCAAGCAGGACACTGTATTTGTCCAGGGCAAACCTGATACCGTTTTCTTTTCCCGTGTGTTTGAAAAGATCGTTCATGTACCTGTCGAAAAAATAATCAGGTACGGCAGCGACAGTTCAAAAGTAGATACCACATTCTCTCTTCAGGATGGTGAGATTGATCTCGGGGTTACCACTTACCCTGCTGTCGATTCCCTAAAATTTGATATAGAGTTACTCACAGTAAACCGGGAGATTGTGAGGGTTGACACTGTAAAGCTTACCAGGGTTGACACCCTTGTGATCACCAGGGAAACAGTAATTGAACCTGCATGGTATGAATCCTGGTGGTTTGGATCGTTAGTTACAGCCGGTGCAGGCATAACCTTAATATTGACAGGTAAATGATGTTCTCCTGGATTAAAAACAGATTTCGCAAAACAATCGGGAAAACCCGCAATTTCGCTGCCGCCGCCGCAACCAGATTTGTATCCGACTGGCTTGTCTCTTACAAGTCAATTGATGCCGATCTTAAAGGTGACATAGCAAAGATCAGAATGAGAGCGAGGGATCTCGAAAAGAATTCGGAGATTGCTTCGAGATACTTTGGCATCCTCGAGACGAATCTTGTCGGTACCAACGGATACATGCTTCAAATGAAGATTAAAAAGGGGGATGTCTTCGATGAAGCAACCAACAGAGAGATTGAAGCTCAATGGAAAAAATGGTGTCGTTCTTCCAGTGTTGACGGGCGTATGAGTTTCAGAGAAATCTGTAAAGCGGCTGCAAGAGGGATACCAAGGGACGGTGAGTTCTTTGTGAGAATTGTTAAGGACACCGAAAGAAATCCTTACGGAATAAGTCTGCAAGTGATAGATCCCGCCCTGATCGACGACCAGTACAACGAAGTTCTCCCTAACGGCAACATAGTTCGCCTTGGCATTGAAATGGATGGATTCAGAAAACCGGTTGCCTACTATGTCACCGAAAAAAATCCCCGTGCTGAAATGATGGGGATGTCTCTCGATACGCGTGTGAGAGTGCGAGTTCCTGCCGAAGAGATAATTCATCTCTATAAGATGCACAGACCTGACCAGACCAGAGGATGGAGCTGGCTTGCACCGGTTATGCTTGCGCTTAGAATTTTGAACGGC